CAGCTGGTAGGAATTGTAAAGAGTGATTCAAGGTTTGAATTTCTCTTAAATGGCTACCACTTATATTTCTCGATGGGTCTGGTCCACCAAATTCTTGTATTCTAAAAAATGATTCTGGTATTCCGTAACAACTTAATAGTGCCCTTATACTTCTATGTGTACCCTTAGTTTTAAGTAAGAACGGTAAATTGTTTAATATCCTAGACCAAGGTTCTGCTTCTAAATCTTTAGTAGGCATTGACTCATAGTTAACATAAGACATTGAAGGTTGTGGTAAAGCATGGTCTCCACCTTGAGGGAATTCTGCAGAGGAAGTAGTTTGATAGCTACCACTGGAATCTGTACCTAGGAAATATTGCCATATATTATTTAAGTCTAAACCTGATTCTGGTTTCCAGCCAAAAGATTTTAATGAGTGAAACAATAAATCTTTAGACATACCAGTATTTATATTTTCATCGTAGTGTTTTTGCTTATCTAGGTTATCTATATAATTGTATAATATATCAAAGTGTTGAGCAATCATATCTACGAATAATAAAAACCCATCGTTATTAGGGTCATCAGATATATGCATAGGAACAGTCTTTCTCAAGATTGTCATATTATTTATATCATATAACGATGCTGAATTTATTGAACCCGTTAACCAAACTTGAGCTTCTGATGCAGAATAGGATAAATTATTATGCGGCTTTAGAGTTGACGACTTTGGCCAAGTTGCTGGATAGAATTCTCCCAATGAACTAGTTTCATAAGAAGCAGATTCGTAATACATATATTTTTCATAATTATCAAATGAACCTATAACTTTATTCTTTTTCAAAGTCCATTCAGCAGAAGCTGAAAGATAAGTTGCTGATGAAGTAATAGAACTTGATACTTGCCCAGATAAATCAGAACCCAAAGCATTAGACTTAGAAGCATAATACTCTATTAGCTCCATCTTATATTGAAAGTTGTAAAGTCTTTCTTTTGCAGATGAAAAGTTTACAAAATTATCATATTTTCTATAATCTATATTTATAGAGGCCCCATGGCTACCAGAAAATATTTCATCTATTACTCTATTGTTTGTATCTGTAGTTCCGGATAGTATATCATTCCAGCTTGCATATTCAGTCGGTTTACCAGTTTGACTTTCCACTTCTATTTTGAAGTTAGGTCTTCTAAGTTCTGTCCAGCCTTCTGGTATTATATCAGATTCTATACTAATAGTTACATTGATTGTCTTTTCATCAATCTTAGGGTCCCATAATTCAAATTCATCTCCAACTCTAATTGCTCTATCTATCTTTTCTCCGAATTTGAAAATTACCGTTTCATCGTTGTGCCATGTATCAGGGAACCAAGTTATAGCTTTTTTAGTACCGGCTTTTTCGTGGAAAATGTATAACGGTCTATAAAATAGTTTCTTCGGTTTATCTTCAAAGCCACCGTCTTTTAGTTGCCATCTAGCAGAAGCCATTCTTTGTTGGTCAACCGTTCTACCATTTTCAGCTGCTTTATTTGCAACATTAGTATACCAACCAGAACCTGATACTATTCTTGCTTCGGCATAGTCCCAAGCTTGGTCTGCATTGTTTTCAGTTAAGTCGTACCTTTCCATTGCCCAATTTTTTAGAGCAAAGGGTGTTTCATTGATAACAGGTTTTCTTAGTGCGGTAAAGGCTTCTTCATCTGTCCAAGCATCAGCTCTCATTTCCATTTTATTTTTGGAAATTTCATTTACTCTAATCTTCTTGTTTGGAAAAATAGGATTTTGGAAAATTTGATACTTTAATATGAATGCCCCAGACTTAATACCTAATTCTGCAACTAGTATATTATAAAAATCTATTTCAAAACCGCCATCGTGTATTTTTACGTTATCGCAATCACCAAGTCTTTTCTTATAGGTCGATACCATTTCATCTTCTTGGTAAACCCATAGATATAAACAATCATCATCGCTTATACCACCAGCAGCAGTTTGATTCTCTACTACAAGGTCGTGTTGTAAGTTTTCTACATCAAAGTCAGGACTTTGGCTATATGGTTTATTTTCTTCTGCCATCTATTAACTTTTCCTATATTCTCTTGTTGCTGTTAGCTTACCTAAATTTATTTCGTCTTCTGCATCCAGTGGTACTTGATATCTATAATCTAATGTATATAAATACCAATCTTTGCTTTTTGGTTTGTTTCTATATCCATAATGAAATTTGAAACGTAATTCTTCTCCACCTGGTACTGCTATTTCTAAACCTCTACCTGTTCCATGACCATTTAAGTGAGTCATATGCCCAGCAGAGTGAGGGTCAGGAACTACTCCACCATTAAAGTGTTGATACCCATATCTTTTTTTCCAAGGTCTTTTCCCCCATTTCCATTGCATTGTTGGTTTACCCCAATATTCACCTTTAGCATGTTTATCCCAATAAGGTAAATAGAAATGATGAGAGTGAGAACCTGCTTCACCCCAGTATTGGAAATTGATACCTTCTATAATAATAGTTCTCAATCTTCTTTGAGGGTCCATTTGATAATCTGTTAGTGGTGTCCATTTTCCATCGTAAAATCTATCTTCATCCCAATGTCTTACGCCCTTCCAAGACCACATAGGCCCCGGGTCTGATGATTCAAATACATTGTCAGCTACTCTAAATGGGTATTCTGCTTTAGCCTCTCCGGCATTATTCCAAACTCTTAATTTTATTACCATGTTTTTTACATCTCGCCATTTCTCACCTTGGCTTGGTATATTATAAAACATTGCATAAGGTTTATTAGAAACAACCTCTCCATCGAAAGACCATTCATAATTCATTAGCTGTCTATCATGTACAGGTTCTAATTTGTTTATATAAAATAGCGGGTTATCATCTGGTGTATATAATGCACCTCCTCCTGCGTTATTTCCAAGGGGATGATAATTAGAATGCCATTGCGGTTTGTCTGCAAGCTTTGTTCTTCCTAGCGGTCCATTCATTGTCCATCTATGATTAGTAGCAGATATTATTAAACCTATTGGAGGTTGAAGCTCCGGAGGGTTGATAATTGGTGCTTGTACTTGTGCTGGAGGTTCAAGTGGAGGTGGAGGTGGAGGTTCAGTTACTAATTGTACAAGTTCTGTATCGAAATTCTTTTCATAAGTTTCTGCGTCATAATGTTCTTTAGTATCTTCTACCCATAGTTTCGTTTTAACAGTTTTATTATTAGATAACAACATAGTTTTACCTTGGTTGATATTTTTAATTTCAGAAACGTTCGTTCCATCTTCCCCAGAAATAGATTGGTCTAATTCTTGGTTTTGTTCTGCTAATGATGCAGAAGCCATTAGTTCTTCAGATGTTACTACTCTTAGTGGCATACTATATTACCTCGTTATCTTAAATAAATTATTGTTATCAAAATATTCTACTTGACCTGAATATGTTCTATCCTCTACTTTTACTACTATTCTATAAGTTCTTTCTGCTTGAAGTCCATCCATATATAAATCAAAATAATTACCATTGCTTGTGCAGCTTAATTTTGTATAGTTGCTATCAAATGGAACCACAGTGTCTTCCGAATTTGCATCTTTTATTGAGTAATAAGAAGACGAAGGAAGATAATAATTTTTAAGTGCTGCTGACTCTGTTCCATAAGATTGTATAGGGAATACATCTCTTGCTCTTACTTCGAACCTTGTTCTAGTATCGGCTTTGTATTCAAACTTATTATTTTTAATATATACCAAAGCTTCGCTAGATGTTATCATTGTTAAACTACCAGTAGACCAGCTTGAGTCGTCCCAGCATACATCTAACTTTGGTGGATATATAGTATGAGTGTCAACCGAGAAGAATTTTAATGAACCATATCTTTTATTATTAACTTCTTCTGACCCGCTTCTCATTACTAACCAACCTCTAGAACCAGCTACATCAGAATCACTAGAACTTAAGAATCCTCCAAACGATTCTGAAACGTTTATTCTTGCATCACCAGATTCATAAGTAAAAGATTGAGAAGTTATTACCGAACCAGTTGTTCCTCCTGCCACTGTCCATTTTGTAGAACCAGATTCATCTGTGAATATCCAACTAGCTCCCGTAGTTGTTTCAGGATTATGAGATAATTTTCCAATTCCCATATCCCAGTCTTGTAAGATATTCTTAGCACAAAGTGTATAATTATAAGGTATAGCTTCCGCTTTAGAAATATATAAATTTAAGTAAGCATCTTGCATAGTAACAGACCCAGAATTTATAGATTTTGAAATTGGTGTTATATCAAAACCTAAAGCAATTCTTGTATTATAAAGACCTGGAGCATTTGACTCTGATACTATTTTCGTTACTTCTAAAATAGAATCTAAACCGGTATTAACACTTTCAGATGCTTCGTATAATGTTGTATCCTTAGATGGAAATATTGAATATATCATTTGTTATCCTCTTAATAAGTTACTGCCCTTCCAACTATATCTTGGTCTGGGAACTTGACTTCAAATACAGAGGGGTCTAAAGATGGGTATATAATACCATTTTTATTTGCATCTTCTAAATTAAATTTATTGCCAGAATAACCTAATGTTTCTCTCCACTTATTTCTAATATCAACTTTGAGAACTGATTGTACACCATCAACTGCGGCCATTTTTAATATTATATCTTTTACTATTATTGGTTGATTAAAGTGCATCTTATCTATATGGAAATGGGCCTTTATTATGTTTATACATCTTAGAACAACTTCTCTTGAATTTCTACCAGGTAAAACTACTATTTCAAAATCTATTCCAATATTGACTACGTATCCATTTTTTATATTAACGGAGTCAGTAAACATTCTGTACTGAGAGAGGTACGTTTTTAGATTTTGCTTTGTAGCATTATTTAATTTTTGTAAAGACTTACCTCCATCATAGCCTAAGCAGTACATATTTAGAGCTAGAGGGTTTGCAACTTCTTCATTTGTCTTTACATCAATTTGGGTGTCTTGTGTAATGAAAGCTTTTTCTATTGAACCATATTTTGCAGGCATTGCATAGGCTCTTATAATATAATCTTCTCTAGTAACTGCTCTCTTTTGAGTTGAAAAAGAAGCTAAAGCATTTTGTCTTATCTCTTCAATTGTATCTTCCGATTTTCCTCCAGTTGTTGGAGTTGGGTTTGAGCATATTATAGATGGTAAAATAGTATTAGTCATTATAGTTGCGTCATACTCATCAGATAGATAAGTTACATTTTTAGTTTCTATAGTATTTATTAGACCCTGTGCTACATTACCTTCTATACCGCTACCATTAGTATAGGTAAAAGTTATAGTTGTATCTGGTGCTTTACCATAAGTTTTCGTATACATAAAGTTACTTGGGTCAAAAGCTCTGTCCATTTTATTAGTTGAACCAGCAATACTTGTTCCAACATTAGTTGGGTTAGGTAAAATATCTGCATCAGAATTAGTTGAGATTCCTGGACCAAATTGACATTCTACAAAATTATTATCCGTTATCCTAGTTACATATCTTCTTGACGTTTTCTTTAGAGACAGGATATACGGAGTTGCAACTTTATCTGGAGCTAGGACTGGGTCAAAGGTCTCATTATTAACATTTTCAGAAAATATTGTGTCTTGTGCTAAGTACGGTACTTCATACCAACTGTTACCATCTGAATCTGTTGCTGATAATATTTCTACTACGTTAGAAGAGTTGATTATGAATCTTCTATTCTTTTGTACACCCCCTACAGTCATAGTAGCTGTTGCTTGTGTACCCTGTTTTATTTTAACCGTCTTTTTTAATAGATAGTATTCTGCTTGTCCTGAAGTTGCATTAGTTTGATAAACTGTTATTTCTGTTGGGTCTGAAGATGAAGATGCCGCAAAGTTTATTGCAGAGGTTGTTGTAAATTTTACACCCCCATCTGTTGCAACTACCATACCTTCTTCTAAAATTACTGCATATCTAAAATCTGGTTTTGAAGCATCACCACCATCTGCTGTTTCATTTGAGTGCATAAAAGTTGATGGTAGTACTTGGAAGACGTCTATTGTTCCTGCTGCAGCTACTGATACTTTTGGTTTATAGCCGAAAGCTTGAGCAAGAGCATATATATTTTTTCTTTCCGTTGCTGTATGTATCATACTTTCTTTCAAAGCATAATCTGTATAATAAGATAGCACATCCCCAACATAGGCTGCCATTTCTATAAACATAGTACCAGGTGAAGCTGTTGAAAAGTCGTTGTATGTGTTAGGAAAATAGTTTTTAGCAAAATCTATTAGATTAGACTTTAACGAGTCGAAATCCCTTCCTATATATTTTATATCTTTACTTGCCATTTATTTTTCCCTATACAGTTGTTGTTATTGATATTGAATCTTCTATCGGAGTTCCAATTATTCTGTAGTAAACTACTATTCCTGCCTTGTTCATATCTATTTCTCGATTATAAGAATCGCTACCTTGTTCTGCCATTTTAGTACCCAAAACTTCTACTTCTGGTATATATGTAGATAAACTTCTTTTTATCTCTATATCTATTCTATCCTTTCTCATACTATCATCTGTGTTGGGGTCAAATAGATATTCCCATAGTCTACTTCCAAACTCGGGTTCATTTATTCTCTCACCAGGGATAGTTGCTAATAGATTTTTTATATTAGAACGTATCTGGTCTTTAGTTGTATACGTTGAACTTAAAGCTGCGCCATTAGCAGCATCCAAAGGAAGACCAACACCTACAGCTACGTTCGGGTCAGCATCTATCGGGTTTATTTGTATCGGCGTATTTCCTTGGCTTATTATTGGCATTACTTATTAAATCTTTTAACTAGTTGTGAATAATCTCTAGTTAAAGCTTTATCAAGTCCACCTCCCAATTGAGTTAAATCAACTGGTTTGCCGTGTAAATCTGTTTGGGGTTTTTCTATATGCCCAGATTGCATAGCAGAAAAACCTGCTCTTGCATCTGCTGCATTGAATTCTCTTACAGTTCGATAGTCATCTGACTCGGCGGTTTGTTGTAAAGCTTCCTCTAAAGAAATTCTATTATTATTTTCTTTAATTACTTTTTCTTTACTTTTTGTAACCTCGGTCAATTGAGACTTAACCTCGCGCTTAACAACTTCTCTTATGATTCGAACAAGTTCTTTTTTAGTCATGTGTTTTCTCCCTTTTTGTTAACCTTTGTCTATAATAAATATCAGTCTTCGTTAAAATACTCCCACCCATGGGACAACAACTGGTGAAGATGCCGGAGGAGGTAAAATCCCGCTCCATAAACCATTTATTGTAAGACTGTGCGTTTGGTATGCTGCAGTTAAAATCTGTGCAACAAGTGGTGCTTCTTCTTGTTTGAAGGCATTATCTATTTGTGCTGCTATTCCTGGTCCTCCTCCCATAGTTACTACATTACTTGCACCAACTGCACCAGGGGGATGCGGTGTTGAAAATTTCATTGCTGTTCCCATCCACCATGCTATTATAGCAGTTTCTACTGGTAGCCAGTTTGAAGGGCCTAATGGTTTATCAGAACCCATTTGTAAATTTAGACAAGTTTTCCATGCACTTTCTATTGGAGCTGCAGGTTTAGCAGCTATTATTCCATTCATAAAAAGGTCAGCTCCATCAGATACAGCACCAACGTATGAATCTGCAAAAAACTTAGCAGTATCATCTAATTCCTTTTCAGAAATATCTTCTAAATAATCTTGAATTTCTTTTTGTAAGTCTGGCCAAAGTATCATTATTGCTCAAGTCCCGATATTTCTTGTACTATAGCTGTTGTATCACCAGCATTAGTTCCTGGACCAGTAGGACCAACTCCAGTTGTTAGAGTTGCTTTACCCGTGCATAATGCATCAAGCTGTTCTGCCAATGCTTTTACTTGGTCCATTAGTACATCAAAATCTACTGCCCATTTTGCAGTTGATATACCAATCTTATTTGCACTAGATATTGAAATATCGTCGCCCTTTGTAACAAAGGTTAATCTGTCTGCACCTATTATACATTGAGAACCAGCATAAGAATCCATAGGTTCTATATCTGTATGTTCAGGAGAGTAATCTATTGCACTTAAATCTAAGGATTGGTCAGATAATAAATAAATGAAAGCATTATCGTTTTCTGGGTCTTCTAATTGTGGGTCACCTTCTGGTATTTCATAATCTGATACTCTTAGAGATACCATTGGTTTGCCATCTTCTCCGTCGGCAGAATATACAGTTTCATTTAACTCGTTCTTTGAACCCAGTCTCATATAACTACCAAATCTATTTTGGATAATAGAATCGCCTTCAAACATAGTAGCCGGTAAGACTGCTGGGTTAGGTTCAAAGGTTTCACCATAAACATCTTCATCTCCTCCATCCCCTATACTTGATAGTTTTGACTGGTGGTGGTTTATATCTAATTTCTGTTCTATAATTTCTTGATAACCTTCATCTCTTTCTGTTACTTCTTCTTCAGTTACATTTTTATGAACAACTGATACATAGAAGAATTCGTCTGTGTACATATTTCTAACTAATAGTACATCCTCGTTTACTACTGGAAGCGTATAAGAAAATTTATTTAGAGGTTTTGCTATACGAGTACCCTCTTCAGAATCTAGTACTCTGTCCCATATTACTTCTATTCTACCATCAGCTCTATTATCATCATCTAATAATGTATCTTTTACTACCCCAATAAAAACGTTCATTCCTACTTTTGGAGTGAAGTTACTACTTGCGGTTATAGTTATTTCGGGTAACATTCCCCCATCGGTAGTTGAAAAAGAACTATTTGACATTTTTATTTTCCTCTTCCAATTCTTGAACCGTTTCTAATAAATGCTTTTTCTCTTCTTCGGTTAGAAGCATACCACCAGTTTCAGTTGACTCAGCTCTAGCTTGAGCTCTTTGTACTATTGCTGCCATCTTTATTAAATGCTCATCATTCTTTACAGCTACTTCTAAGTACTCCTTTATTATCGGTACTACAACAGTAGCGTCACCTATACTTTTTATCATAGGCTGTAAGTCTTTAATTAAAGACGTTATTTGTTTTTCTTTCTTAATAGAGTTTGTATAAATATCTTCCATTAAGCCAGAAAAAGTTTTTCCTTTGAATATTTCTTTATCCATAACTTTCTCCCTTTATATTATAAATATCTATAAACACAAAAAAGCCCCAGAATTAACCGGGGCCCTTTTTTATATATAACTATTTCTTCATAAAGAATGAAGCTACAATTACTAATACTACCAATCCTACAAAACCACCGTTACCTAGTGATTCTACAAGAGCAGAAAGATTAGCAATAACATCCATTCCAAATACAGTACTACCTGTTAGTACTTGCCATAGAATCGTTACTGGTAAGATAGCCATCATAATAGTACCTAAACCACCAAAGAAACCATTCACGTATTTAATTACTGAATCCATTGTTTGTCCTCTTTTTAATCGTAAAATTGTTTTGTTGCAAAATTGCATCGAAAGCATGTTGACCCATTATTGGGTTTCTTAGAATCTAAACCCGAATCCTAATGTAAGATTCGTAGTTTTTTCTCCAGTGTTGTAAACCACTTTTGGGTCAACGTAAATATTATTACGTAAGGTAAACATCTTACCAGCCCCAATTGACATACCATCCGTAGATAGTCCATCTGTTGCTAAATATGCAAAATAGCCTTTTACAAAGTATCTTGCGTGAAAATCAATATCCATATCAGAAGTAGAATCTGCTTGAGATACTGAGCAACCAACCATAAGGTTGTCCATAACACCATATCCAATTGTAGGTGACACAGACCATTCAGTCCATGCTGTATTTGCTACATCACCAGTACCAACGTACCAGTCACCTGTTGATTGTGCATTAGCTGCGAACATACCGCATACTAACATCATTGTTAAAATTAAATTCTTCATATTATTCTCCTTGTTATTTTCTTAATAAAAATTAACATGCTTTCGGAGTTTTCCCTATAACCTAAATTTTGAAAACCTTTCCTATAACCTTTAATTGTTTTGCTATATATAACTATCTGCTTTGATAAAGTAAAAAGAGTTTTTCATATTCTTTTTTTATCTGTTTAACAACCTTAGTAATATACTGAGTCTTGGCTCCAGTCATTTCTCTTATAAGGATATACAGAGCTTTTTTATTATAAGTCTCTATATTATCTCTAGTTTTGAAAAGCTCCATTACAGCAAAAGCTATTGCTTTATCTCTTTGTAATCTGAACCTTTCTTCTATTTGACTTTCATAGTGTGTAATAAATAAATTCATAAAGTCTGAAATTGAATCTTGGTTATTTCTCATTATGATTTCATTTGTAACGTTTCTATCAAAGTCGATTCTGTTTAACTTTGCTTTTTTCTTTAATCTCTTATAGTTTTTATTATTATTTTGTATCAAATAATTTTTGGCAACTATACTGAAGTAGGAAAAAGCTTTACCCTTATCTTCAGTGTACTTTGGTAACTTTTGCAATAAAAAAGCTACTACTTCTTGTTTAACGTCTTGAACTCCTCCGTCCATATAAACAAACTTAAACCTATTTATTATATTTTCTGCTAGTTTGAATATAGGCTTATTTATATGCTCAGACCATATCTTATTTCTTAGTCTATGATTATCATCTAAATTATAAGCTATAATAGCTTTTTCAGTAATCTCGTTAAAATACATTTTGCTTTTTCTAGGTCTACCTCTTTTTGTCAATTCAACTTTTTTAGGTTTTTCTAATTCTTTGTAAAATTCTTCTATTGGACTACTCATTTATTTCCTCTAAATCGCTATTAAGATTTTCTATTTCTGTTTGTATTTCTTTGAATATTGTACCTATTTCGTCGTCACCTTGAAACCCGCCTTTAGAGTCTAACTCTTTCATTACGCTGTATGTGGTTTTTATTCTTTGTAGGTTTCTTAGCAAGCTTTGTTCTAATAAGTCTATATAGTCTATTTGTTCTTTTATAGTTTTATCTTGTTTATAGTACATAAAACCAAATAAACTTGCGGCAACGATTCCAATTATAATTCCTATAATCATATATTACTCCTTAAAAAATTCGTCAAATAATTTAGCTGCTGAAGTAGAACTTTTCTTTATTGTACTTTTATTAGTTCTTTTATTTACTACAGGCTGTACATTATTATCGTGCTCAATTCTAGAAGCCATGTGGTCTGCATGATGTATTATTGTTGGTAAGTGGCTTTTGACTTCTTTATCTTTATTAAACGTTTTTAGATATTGCACATTTGCTTCATCATATAATCCATCGTGCAATCTAATAGATACAGCTTCGTTATATGTATATTTAATTCCATTTTGAGCTAATAGGAATAAGCTTCTATCTGGTACTGACATGTAATCTAATTTAGGATTGAAAACATACATCTTTCCTTGGTTCTTCCTATGCCATTCTGAAGTATTAGGTATATAGTAATCATTTTCCATATCTCCAATTTTACCTAAGTCGTGGTTCAATGCAGAGAATATTAGTTCTTCATCAGTATAATTTTTTTCTGCTCCCATTTCATCCCATTGCTTAGATACTCTTTTTGCACATTCAATAACTCTTAGTACATGGTCTACATATCCACCAGCAAAGCAATTGTGATAATGAACTATTCCAGAAGCAGGTGCCATCATCATTCTTTCAGCTAAAGTATTATACAGTAATAAAAGCTTCTGTCTTCTTTCGCCTATAATGCTTTTGTTAATAACTTCTAATAGGTCTTTCCAGTTTTCTAATATTTTATTTTCGTCTATCATATTTAATCAAATAATAATTTTAATTGTTTTATATTACCGACTTCTTCGTCTTTTCCAAATTCTCTATCGATGCTTTCAGGATTGTAACCTAGTGAGTAGGCCAACCTTTTACATGTTCTTTTGAATTCTTTAATTGTCAAATCGGGAGACACGTCGAAAGAAACCTTCTTTGGTTCTTTAGAGTCTTCTCCTCTTTGGTATATCATCTTATCCATTAGTATGCTCCTAATAACGTTTAGTTTTCTATTAGTATACAATATAATAAATTTTTACGACTTATCCAAATTATTTTGCTTATATCTCATGGACCTTGGTATTTTTCCTTTACCAATTTTAGAATTCTTTGCAATTTCTCTAGTAATACGTTTTATATCTTTTTTCAACTTAGCTTTACTCAATTGCTTTTTTAATTTATGAACTTTTACATTTGCAGCAGTAATCATTGCATTACGTTCATTCTTGGATATCTTTTGTTTTTTCTCTACAACAGAAGGTTTAAGTGTACCTTTTAATTCTGGTTGTTCCTTTCCTTTGTGAAATACGTTACCATCTTTATCAACATACTCAGCCATGAAATGCCATCCTGCTGGCCTACCAGAACTAATTCTTCTTGCAGATATTTGTGGACCCTCTACCATTTCATTAACGCAGTGGTGACATGTTACTGCTGTAGTATCTTCACCTACTACTGTCATATGACCACAGACTTTACAAGACATATATCTATATGTACAATCTGGGCGTTGATTCCATTTTGTACCTTTTCTATATTCTACTATATATTCTGGTACTTCAGAAATAACTACTTTTTTAGATTTTCTTTTACCTTTCAATTTTACAGTTTTATTTTTCATATCCTTTATGTTTATTTATTAAATTTTGAATTACTTTAGCTGGTATTCCTCCGGCTTGATTTTTATATTCGGCTTTTAATTTATTCAAGTCTTTTTGTAAAGCTTCACCATAAATTTCATAGCTTCTAGGTACTTCTATTATTACTTCTTTTTCTACAATCTTTGGAACTTCTTTTATTATCGGTTCAATCTTTTTAACACCTTTTATTTGAGCAAAAGCCATATTAGCTGCTACTACTAATGCAATTGCTAATGGGTCAAATACAAATATAATTAGTAACAAGAACCAATTAACTACTTGTCCCATTTCATAACCAGTAGTTTCTGAAAGATATTTTAATGGGCCTAATTCTCTTTGCTCTTCATTACCAATTTCTAATTCTAATAGTTCAGTATCTATTCTCATTACAGAGTCCATTACTGCTTCTAACTTTATATTGATATTATCTCTATCTTCAATTGTAGTTTTTAGTTCCGATTGTAATGCTCTTCTAGTAGAACTGGATGTAGTTGTAATTACTTGTTGTGCAGTTTCATCCCAATATGATACTGACGTTGGATTAGATAAAGAACTTCTTAAGTCTGATATTGTCTTATTCACTTGAGTCTTTTCTATGGTGAGGTCGGTCTTTTGTTCCTCGAATCTATTTTGCTTTGTTTGCAATACAACTAAAGACTTATCTAAGAATTCAGATTTCGTTGCGGTCTCTTGGTATGCACCAGATAAAAACCCATAGATACCACCAGATGTAATAACCATTAGAATTAAGCATGCAATTAAAAGATACGCCCTAAGTGCTTTATTTATAGTATCCCAATATTGGTAAAGTAAAGAAGCTACAACTAATTTAGCAAATTCTAATGAACCTGCCATAATAATTACTTGTGTACTTGCACCTGCAAATAATTTACTTAATCCAAACACAGAATAAAAAGCAGCACTACCTGAAACAGCTAATGCGGACAATGCTACAATTAAAGGGAATATCCTTTTTCTCATTACGCTTCTAGACTTAAGTAATATTTAATCTTTTCTAAATCTTTTGAATTTCTTTCAAGTACAGCTCGTACATCTTCCATTTTTGCTATACCTTTTTCGCACATATCGTGTAATCTAATTTCTCTTCTTTCTATAGATTGTAACAACATGTTTATTTTTTCTTTATATCTCATAACTTATTCTCCATTTTCTCTTTCATTACCAAAGAGGTTTTTAAGTATTC